CTAGTTCGAGCTGCTTAAAATGACCTTGAAGACGCCTCCGATAACCTGACCGACGACTTCTCCTATGGCGGCTCGTCCCGCCTCTGATGCAGCGCTACCTGCTGCCCCAGCCAATCGCCGGCCGAGCGGCTCCTTGAGCGCGTCGGGCCTAGCATTCAGTGCCGTAAGTGCGGCCGAGGTCAGCACGTACTCATATGGCTCCACTTGGCGGATTAGCCCTTCCTCACAGAGCCATGATAGTGCAGAGCTGTAGAAGCTCCAGAACGCGCTCCCGTCCATAAGCTCGCCCCACTCTGCTACGATATCTCGGCCGGTCAATATCTCACGGACGGTGTAGCCCTGCACCCCGAGGGTCTGGGCAATCTCATCTGTATTGAGCCCTACTGGAACCGGGAACGCCTCGTAAAGCTGCCCAAAGATCAAGCCGACGAGGGTGTTGAAGGTCTCGATATTCGACGTGTCGCTCATTCGGGACCGGCTCCAGAGGTGATGACCAGCTCCCTGGCTGGCACCGCATTCCTTCCACCCGCGACTGTATAGGTCAATTCTACCCCCTGCAGGTCGAAGCCAGTGAACAGCCCGCGGATCTCCGGAACGTCATTTATGGACATGACGAAGCGGCCCTTGAGGTCCCTTAAACGGGTTGCCATCTCCTCAAACTCGCCTCGGCTGAACATGGCCTTGCCATAGTCACCCTCGCAGCCCCAGTACGGCGGGTCCAGATAGAACAGCGTCCCCGGCCGGTCGTACCGGGTGATGAAATCCTGCCAGCGCAGCTGCTCGATCACCACGCCCGCGAGACGCTCGTGAACGTCCTCGAGCATGGGCGCCAGCTTGGTCACGTTGAAGCGGGCCGACATGCCGGCGCTGACCCCGAAGTTGCGGCCGGCGACCTTGCCACCAAACGCCAGGCGCTGGAGGTATAGGAAGCGTGCTGCACGTTCCAGATCAGTTAGCGTAGCTGGATCGCAGGCCCTCAGTCGCTCAAACTCGCGGCGGCTGGTCACCTGGTAGCGGAGCATCTCCATGAAGGGCGTGTAGTGCCGCTGCAGGATGCGGAAGAAGGTAGCCACATCGCCCGAATAGTCGTTGATGACCTCGGCTGGAGGCGCTGTCCGGCGCTTGAGGAAGATGCCGCCCATGCCGACGAATGCTTCAGCATAGGTCTGATGCGGCGTTGCCTCGATCAGCGCCGTGACAAGCCTGGCGAGGTTCCGCTTGCCACCGATGTAGCCGGCCGGCGTCCTAGTTGGTTCAACCGGTCGCATTTGATTGAATTCTTGCACGTTGTCTTTCTCGCGATCTGTTTCACTCGCCATGCCCTCTCCGGAGGGTGGCGGGTTGAAGTGGTCGCTCGTACTACTTTGGGGTTGGACGCCAATCCTGTGCCCCAGTCCGAGGTGTTGCTGCACCTCGGCCGCCCGTCGCCGGGTCCTACTGCGCCGTCAGCAGTTCGTCGGCCCTGGCCTCACCGAGCGCCGCGGCTACTGCCGTATGCAGGGTGGCGAAGAGCGGGTCGTCGCTGACGAAGTATTCCACCGAGTTGAACATCAGGCGCAGCTTCGCGTCGGCCGCCGCGAGCACCGCCTCCATGGCCACCGCCTCCTGCTCGGTCAGCCGGCTGATGAACACGGACTTGAAGAGCCTGTAGGTCGCAGGTGGTGGTTCAGGTGGAACGTAGGGTGGGATGACATTCCCCTCCGCCTCCCACTCCGCGATCATCTGGCGGTGGCGGTTGGCAGGTTCGTTTGGCACAGCATGCGGACGCCTTCGATGGTGACATCGACGCAGTCGGAGGCAGTGTGGCCGTGGATTTCCATCATCAGAGCTCCGCATCCAACTGGTCAATAGTATGCAAGGATGCAAATCCAGCAGCAGTAGACGTAATGTAGGCGCGATACCCCTCGGCGGTTATGAGATCACGTGTGTACGAAAAGACATTAACGTTTTGGAGCGCTGTCTTAAACGAGATTGTTGGGGTCACTCTCATTGGCGGGTCAATCTGAATAGTATCCCCGTAAAGCTCATTGGCGGCAGCAGCCATTGTAGATACGCCTGTGCGAACTAGACGATAATACCGCTGACACAGCGCCAACTCCTGCTGGATGTGGCGCGGCGAGAACGGATCGGCTTCGGCAGTGGCATCACCTTCGACGAGAGATACGTGGGCGATGTGAAGCGACTGGTTGAGCGCCCATTCGACCTTGAGCTCGAGAACATTGTTGGCACCAATGGTTTTGCCGGCAAGGCTGGGGAGGTCGACCACCATAGTGAATTTCTGCCACGCGGTCGTCAGGGTGCCCGCCAGAGACAAGACAACATCCGCGCTGCCGCCGGAGCCGAAAATCTGTGACAGCCTTCTGGTGAAGTCGGCGGTTCCCGTATCGGTCTTGGCATAGAAGGTGAGCGTTGCCTTCTTCCCGGCGAGTGTTCTCACGCCTTCGATTTTCTGGATAATGCGGGGGATTCCGGACGCGTGCCCCTCGTATGACCCGTAGAATTCAGGCTCCCCGGGAACATCATGCCCAGGTGCGAACGCCGCTCTATCTTGATTTGTATCGGCGGCACTCCAACGGTCGGCTAGATAGCCGCCGCTCGCTGTGCTCGTTCCGCGCTGCCAAATGTCAAAGTTCCCGTTGATGATCTTGTTGCGGAACCCACTAAGCCCCTCAGGAGACAGGTCAGCTATGGATGACCCGCTATCCTTGAGCAGCTTTCCTGTGGTGCCATCGAACAGCGCGATCCGGTTAGCCACGGAAGCCGCCGGGCCGACCACGTCGCCTGTGCCTGTGCCATCGGTACCCTTGCGTGCCAACAGCCCCCAATAGGCACTGCTGGTGATAGGCAAAACAGGCGGCGCGTTTCCGGGAGGGACAGCCTGCAAAGCAATCCAGGTTGATCCGTTGTCGAGCACGGCCTGATCGAGAGGATATGCGGCTTCAGGGTCGTACCCGCCCGGCGCATACTTGGCGCCGCGCCCTGCCGGGAGACCGAACGACAGCGAAACACCGCCAGCGGTCGGCGTGGCCGCGACGGTGGCTGGACTGCCCGGCTCAAGCGTTGTTGTTGAGCCGACCTCGACATCAGGCAAGGGACCGACAGGGCCAGAGAAGAATGCGGGGTCACTCCAGTCGGCTGAGGTAGCCGAAACTTTGGAGTAGATCGCCGCCCTGCCGTCGCCGATATTGGAAACCAGGACAGCGAAGGGGCGACCGCTTTCCGACATCCACTCGTCGTCGTACTCCGCTCGCGAGGCCAGATCAGCAACCTGCGCATCCCAGTTTGGTGTCAGGATCGATAGTTCCGCAAAAAGGTCCGACGCGCGCTTGTTGAGCGTTGCCGTCGCCACCTGGTCCGGGGAAATCTGCTCGATCTCGGCCGGCCGGCTGGCATCGGTCGCCTCACCATAGACCCGCGTGAACTTGCCCTGCGTGGTGTCCGTTCGCTCCTTGACGAAGTAGCCCAGGCCATTGACGACGATCGCGGCGCCGGCCACGCAGTTGAGCGGGGTCAGCGGCGTGCCGGTCCAGGTGAACTCATCCAAGCCATTAGTGACGGCAACTGTGCCGGTGAGGGGCAGGACCATTTCAAAGCCTCAGGGTTTAATGTGACCGGGCGTGATGATCACCGTCCCGCGCCAGGTGGATGCGTAGTTGGAGTTGTCGACGATTGAGCAGGCATTGGCCTCGCCTCGACGCTTGTTCACGTTGCCGCCAGACCGCGTCTCGATGAGGTGGGCAGGCCAGGCCCGCGGATCGGACGTGTAAGTCCACCCCTCCTGGTAGCCACCTGCGCCCGTGTACTGCGAGTTTCCAGGCGCCCATATGCCGAGGTTCCCGGCGTCCTTTATGGACTGCTTGCGCCGCAGGTAGATGCCGTTGCCCGACCGCTCGAAGCGGAAAATGCGGATCAGCGGCCCCGCCCGCTCCAGCTCGCAGGCACCGCCGTTGAGCCAAGTCCGCTGCCCTTCCGCGATCGACTTCGGAAATGACTTTCCAGCGTAGCTAGAGGGCTCCACTACGCGGCTGAGTTCCACCTCTATTTCAAAATGGTTCACGCCCGCCGGCAGCAGCGCTATCGGGCCGGATAGACCACTGTCCCATTCGCCGGGAACCATGCTCGCCCAGGTCGCACAGTTGGTTAAGGTCGTTCCGAACGTTGGATCAATTGTCACGTCGAGTGCGTAGGCACTGTCCATTGCCGGGTGCGGGAACGAGATGTCGAAGTTCGTCAGGGTGGTCACTGATCCAGGTACGAGCAAGGCCGGCGCGCGCGTTGTGGACCACACGATCCTGCTGCCCTCGGTCTGGTAGACTTCACCGGCACTTCGAAATACGGGCATCACTAGAGCCCCACCTGGACATAGGCAGGGGCCGCCATGCTGCCGTTGTAGCCAGTCTCGGTAGTGAGGACGCCGCCGTTGGCCACGCGCTTATGCCCGTTGCTCACGTCGAGCGTCGGGCCACTGTCCAGGGAAAATTCCTCATCACCGGCACCAGTGCGGCGGAGGTATTTCCCGTCCGAGCGAACCATGCCGCGCGCCAGGGTCATGACGCCGCCACTCTTGCTGAACAACGGCACTCCCGGCGTGGGCTGGGCCTGCCGGAAGACATAGACGCGGTAGCTCTGGTTGTGTGCTGGCAGCTCCACGTCGGAGGAGTAGGCAGTTTCGCGCAGGTAGACCCCGGTGGTGGTGGAGAAGACGGAGATGGTGCGGCGGTACTGGGTCGAGTCCTGGATCATCTGGCCGGCGCTGATCACCCGACCCCCGATGGTGACCTTGGCGCGAGGCTTGTAACCCTGATTGTGATTGACCAGCAGGATGTCCGTTTCGCGCCGATCGCCATGGACAACGTAGCTCAGAGAGCCGATGCCCAAGACAGTCGAAAGCGGGGCAAGACTGGTGTGGCCGATGACCACGTCGGTCGGACCGACAGCCAGCTCGAACTGGTCGAAAGCCGAGTGCCAGGTGATCGCGCTCAGGTGGTTGATCGGGTCCTTCATCGGAGTGTTGCGCGGAGCATCGATGTCCAGCTCCGACCCGAGTGTGTTGGGCTCCTCGAAGCAGGCAGCCACATCTCCGATGCCGCGAAAGACCTTCCTACCCAAAGCTGAAATCCCCCGTGGTGCCGTCCTGGACGTTGGAGGTGCCGTCGAGGCTGCGCAGTTCCTCGAAGCGGAGGGACTTGAGCACCAACTCGCCGGTACCAGGATCGAATCGGAAGGCGTTGGCGACGTTGACGCCATCCGTGATGTAGAGGTTCTGCGCCTGGAGCAGGATTTCTGTGGTGGTGGTGTCGCCGACCTTGGTCGCCTTGACGAAAAGACCGCTGTCGATGAAGTCATCCTCATCACCCACGCGGACCATGACCGCGACAGTCGCCTCGGCGCCGCCTCCGGAGACACGGCCATCCAGCTTGACCAGGCCGGCCGCGAAAAGGTCATCCACCTGGACGAGCACCTGGTCGAGAGCAGAAGCCATCGCAGCATCGGCCTCGACACGCGCAGTTTCCTCGCGGATCACGGCCGCAAGGGCTTTGCCCACCCGCGCCTTCAAAAGACTGGTGCGCTTCTTGTTGGTGGTGCTCTCTGTGAACCCTGCTGAGGCCTGTTGGGCCACTTCGGCCTCGATCTGAGCCATGCGCTCCGGCAGCTCGCCGATGACCACGTCCAACCTATTGCGCACTTCCTGCACGAGCTTGCTGATGGCCACGCTGTCGTCGGCCACGGTCACGGCTGCAACGAACGCTCCGGTCGTGAAAGTGCCCTCGGTGGTCGGATAGGTCTGTCGGCCATCCTTGCGGCTCAGCAGCCCTATCCGGCGGTAAGTGGTCTGGGGCTTGAGTGGTCCAAAGATCAGAGCCGTCTGCAGCTGCGCGCTCGCATCGAAATACTGCGCCGTGCTCGCCTCGTCCTCGCCGTCTGGCCAAACCTTGATGATCACGCGATCGCATAGGGGGTCTGTGATCTGGGTCCAGTCAGCGCGGGCGAAAGGCTCTTCATTGCCCGCAGTCACGCGCTGGTACTGAGCGACGTTCAGGCCCGGCACCATCAATGTCCGGGCCGCCGGTACCGGGCCGACGCCGGTATCGGCCGGCAGATCGAGGAAGCCCTCATCGGCGTCCGGAACGATCGAGTTGGACCAGGCAATGGCAGTGATGGTGCGACCTGGACCATCGGGGTCGGGCTCGATCGCGTCCACCATCATCAGGGTTGCCCCCCAACTGCAGTCGCGTGTGAAGACGTCGCCGGGTTCCAGGACATTGGCGACGGCCGTGAATGTCTCCTTCCGGGTCGCGCCGAAATTGTGCCGGCGCAGCGTGATCTCGGCCCGGCTCTGCGCCCGCTCGATGCGATGCTCGTAGGGCTGATCCAGGGCGTCTGTCCTCGGGCCGCGGGTTAGGCTCTCCAGGGCGACGTTGATGCGGGTACCGAACGGCGTCGGCACGAACAGTTCCGACACCGAGCCGAAGGTGCCGTGGATCTGCGTCTTCTTGCTGCTGACCTTGCCCCACTTGTCCGCAAGGACAGGTTGGCCTTCCACCAGGTCGGCATCCGTTAGCGTCAGCACCGAGGTGCGTTGGGCTGCCGGCACTGGCGCATAGGCGCCGCCCCGATCGAAGCTCGAGCCACACCAACTCTCCTCGAGCTGGCGCAGGACGGACAGGTGCTCTTCGTCGTCGGAGATCTCGCGGCCGAAGGCGTAGCGGGCGAGCGTGGCGCCAGTCTCGGCAAAGTACATGTCTTCGTCGGCCAGGTTGGCGGCGGCCGTGAAGTAGTCGAGGTCGTTGGCGTATCGCGAGAAGCCCATGCCGAAGAGTTTGACGCCATTGCGCCAGTAGCCGCGGCGGAAATTCCAGGCGATGACGGCAGGGTTTTCCGACCAGGGCCACGTGGCCTGGTCCTCCCAGCGCTGGTCGCCAAGGCCGCCAGGCATCGTCCCATCCTGGCGCCAGTCGTAGAGCCGCAGGCCGCGCCAGATGAAGCCGAAGCGCGGCAGGCTGTTATTTGGGAACAGGTCGGCATGGTAGTTGAGAGTGACGATCACATAGGGCGTGGCCGTCGACGTGTGCGTCGCGCCCCAGCGCGTTGGCGCTGCAGCCACCAGGCCAGCATCGGCGGCCTGGCCAGGGCGGCCGTCATAGTATTTGAACCAGGCGCGGGGGTTGCCGCTGGCGTCTCGATACTCCTCCGCAACGAAGCCGTGCAGATCGTCGTTGGAGCCGGTCAGCGTCAGGCGCTTCTCATCAGCGATGACGCCGTCCAGCCCATCGTACCAGCCCCGGCCGCAGTCGAACTTGAGCTTCATCCAGGTGTTGTTGTCACCATACTCCTGGGCGAAGGTCAGCTGTCCGGCCGTTCGGCCGAGGCCCCAGATGGCCGAGAGAGCGGTCGCCTCTCCCACTGACATCTCGAACTTCAGGCCACGCGAGGACTGCTGCTGGCTCTGCTGCACGGCCTTCTGCGGCCGCAGCGCGTTGACCAGCACCGATGCACCAATGCCCATGGCGGCATTGAGAAGGATGCCTGGGAGAGCAGCTGCGACGGGAGGCATCAGCGCGCTCCGATCGCAAAGGTGGACCGCAGGGACAGCACCGGGACCAGCACAACGCCGTCCAGGTCGCGCCCGATCGCCTGGCCGCCCTCGATGACTATAACGGTGGCCAGCACCGGACGGCCGGCACTGTCACGGCGTTCGACGACACCGGCGTCGAAGCGGCGAGCCATGGCGATGGCAGTTTCCGGAAAAGCGGCCTTTAAGGCCTCTTCAACATCGGCGAAACCCAGCTTGGCGAGCAGCTTGTAAGCGCCCAGTTCGGTTCGGTACCGGCGCAGATGCATCGGCAGGATCGTCACGCGCGTCATCGCCCTGCAGAGGTCGGCAGGGACTGACAGGCAGTCGGAAACGCCCCAGGTGATGGGCTGCGCCATATGGGCCTCAAGCACAGGTCGCGCAGCGCGCTCCCAGCCAGGAATGCGAGCCGGTACCGGCTTGGCCGCCCACATCGCGCTCACTTCGCCACCTGCTCGGCCAGGGCCCCGAAATTGATCTGTTGGCGGGCTGTGGTGGCAATATGCTCGCAGGAGCGGTCAGCGGGATCGAGCAGCTTTTGCAGCTCCGAGTTGACGGTCTTGCCCTCGATGTCGCGCTGAACGATATCCTCGCGCTCGAGGATCATCACCCGCACGGGGTTGCCGGCAGCATCCTCTTCGGTCGGGAAGGCATCGATGATGCGCCGGTCGATCTGCTCGCGGTAGATCGGCACGCCATTGGCATCGAGCCAGAAGCGGGAAACGATGACTTCGCGACCCTGCCATGGCTCTTCATCGATGCTCTGGCGCACGCCGTCATCGAAGACGTTGACCGGCACGTCGGACCCTGCAGGCATCCAGCGCTCGGCAAAGCGCACCGTGATGGGCATGGCTTCATTGCCAAGGCGGCGTGGTGGGACTTCGATCGAGATCAGGCCGGCCAGGCCGTAGAAAGTCTGGTCGCCAATGGTCGCATCCGACCAGGTGAAGCTGCCGGCGCCAACGAAGACGCTGATGACGGCGCTATCGAAGATCATGGTCAGCGCGTCGCGGTAGTCCTCCTCGCCCTTGGCAAAGCGGGCCTGGGTGGTGGCGTCGAACATCTTCATATCAGCGCCTCCTCGACTTCGAACGAGATCGGACCCGGCCTGGCACTCTCCTCAATGTCATAGCTGTCGGGCACGATGGCCAGGCGAACTGCGGGATCAACGAACCGCACCAGGGCAGCGGCGGCGAACAGGCCGACCGGGACGCGAGGCGAGATCGGCAGTGCCTGGGAGATGGAACTGGACACCACCAGGTCGGCCTGGATGGCGCGGTAGCAGCGCAGCTCGCCCTGCATGATGGTCAGCCGATCGCCGCGAAGCAGCTGCATGCCAACCTCAAGGCCTTGCACCACGATTTCGCGACCATGGGTGACCGATACCAGCTGAGGATCGGTGGCCAACGGCCAAACGCCGCCCAGGTAGGCTCGCGGCCGGGCATAGCGCGGGTGGACGAAGTCGATGCGCTCGTTGCGATCGACCACGTCCACCACGAAAGCCGCGAGGTCCTGGTGCTCCGCCTGTTCGAGAAAGTCGGTGGCGAATCGACCGCGCCAGCCCGGCTCGACAACGCGTTGGGTGAGCAGCAGACCGCCGCGCGATCGCTGTGAGGCGATGCCCGAGGCCGGAACCAGGCGGACAACGCCGAGGGCAGCGGGAAGTATCAGGGCCATTAGTCGGACCCTCGGACGGCCCGATGACGGGCGTCGGCCATCATCGTCGGTGCGCCGGCCGCCTGACGCCGATCGCGGGCATCGAGGATGGCCTCGAACTCGGCCCGCGACATGCGCGAACCCTGGGCGTTGATCGTGTTGTAGTTGTTGACCACCGGTCCTGCCCCGTTCGGTGAACCGCCGGCATTGATCGTCTCGAGCAGTTGGCGGTGTTGCGCGGCCGGCCCGGCACGCACCACGAACTCTTCACCGTGAACGGCACCACGCACCTGTCCGCGGACGCCCCCCGTCCAGCCGCCCTGATCGAAACCGGGGAAGAAGCCGCCGCCGCTTCCGGTGATGCTGCTGACCCCACCCAGGCCGCTGCCCATCCCACCGCCAAAGCCGCCCGTGATGCCGCCCATCACCGCGCCGAAGAGCATGTCAAAGATGCCATCGGCCATCATGCCGAGGGCGCGATCGGCGATGCGATCAAGGGCATTGGCGCCGGCCTCACCGAAGATGTTCCAGCCATCGGCTGCCTGCCTGGCATCGTCCGAAATTCTCTTGAGCTCGGCCGCCACGCTGGCCAGCGCCGGATTGGAGGCTGCAATCGCGTCGACCTGCTGTTCGAACTCATCGAAGGCTGGCGACCCGGCGCTTATGCTGTCCTGCAGATCCTCAACGGCCGCTTTGAAGACGCCGGCGCCGGAATTCTTACCGATCTTGTCCATCAGATCGTCATGAAGCGACCCGATGGCCTCAGCACCTTCCTCGACCCCGGATTTGATGTCGGCCGCGAACGAGCGGAACGTCCCTTTGTAGAAATCGTACCGCTCCTGGTCCGCCTGCTGCTTCTCCAGGAGCGCCTCGTGCTGGGCGGCGGCCAGGGCGTAGGCGCTGGCTTCCTGCTGAATGGCGGCAACGCGCTTCGGTGTCAGGCCGATCGCGTCCTTGCGAGCCGCGTTCTCCAGCTCCAGCACCATCCGCGCGCGCTCGCTGGCATAGGTGCCCAGACCGATGACATTGGTCTCCATCTCCTGCTGCGCGGTGCGCTCGCGGATGGCCTCGATCTGGCGGTCATAGGCGCTGACCTCTTTTGCAGACCGAGCTGTCCTTTTGGCTTCCGTCTCGGCTTCCTGTCTGTCGATGCCGGCCAGGACAGCCTGATAGTCCATCGCGGCCTGTGTCCGTAGGACTGCATCAGTGGCGTCGCCACGCTCCTGTGCGTAGTACTCTGCCGCTTGGTCGCGGGCGCGATCGAAGGAAGTCCTGAAGTCCGGCATCAGATCCAGCAACTTGCCACGAGCTGTGTTGAACCCCTCCATTTGGAGGTCCAGTTTCACCGCAATGTTAGAAGGGAGAGCGTCGAGCGATGCTCCGAGCGACTCCACTTCAATTTGCGCCAGTTTCAACTGCTCCATCAGCGCTAGCAGATCGTTGGCATATTCTCGCGCCTGCTGCGGAGCACTGTTGTCCCTGGAGAGGTTGGTCAAACCTGTGTGGAGCGCGTCGATCTCCCCCTGCGTACTGTGCGCAGTGATGCCAAGGTCGCCGAGCTCCTGCATCGTCTCTATGAGGTCGGCGTGGATCATCCGATTCGACTGCCAGGACATGAAGTCGGTGGCGATCTCGTCGTTTTTGTTCGCGATTGCCGCGAGCGCTTCGTCCACCTCTTTGAGAGCGTCGGTGCGATCGGCGCCAAGATTGGCTGCAACGGAAGCTTCCGGTGCCCGCTGACTGCGTTCGATGTAATCCTCGGCAGCGTCGATCGCCTGGTCATAACCCCGTGCGATCTGCTCGATTCGCTCCAGGTGCTCGTCGAGCCTTTCGTCGGCATCCTGCGCACCTTGACCCAGCCCGGAGAAATACTGGATGGCCGCAGCACCGCCGGCGACCAGGCCGATGGTCACCAGCGACACCGGGCTGATGATCGACAAAAAGGCTGCGCCAAGCGTCCGCACGGCGCCGGCGGCGCCCATGTTGCCGAAGGCCGCCGATATCTGAGTGCCTTGCTGCAGCGCGATCTGCAATGGCGACATGCCCATGGCCGAGGTGACGGCGATGTCCTGGAACTGGGCGGCGATGTTGGCGGTGGCAAACTGACCGTTTGCGCCGCCGGCGCTGCCAGCGCGCATTGCCGCGTTGCGCTGCACCGCCTCGGTATTGCTGTTGATCTGGGCGACGGCCTGGCCGTAGGCGGCCCCCTCTAGACGAATGGCAGTTGCAGCCTCCCGGCTGCTGATAGCGCCCAGCTGTTGCGCGCGCCGGATGCCGGCGAGGTTCGCCTCATGGCGCTGTTCGGCCGCGAACAGCGGATTGTACCGCGCCCGCATTTCGTCGAGCGCCTGGCCATAGGCGGCTATGTCAGCAGCGCGCCGTTCCGTCCCGAAGTCGTCGCGCACGCCCAATGCCGAATTGATGCCGGCGGCACTCATGGCGGAGAGCCGCTGCCGCTGGTCGGCCATCCGCTGCATGGAAGCGGCTGTCGCGGTAACGGCACTCTCGATGGACTGGAATTGGCCGCGGATTTCGCCGGCGGTTGAGGCAACGCCGGCGCCATCGAGGGTGAACTTGGCGGAAATGACGAATGGGCTGGCCATCAGCGAGCCACCTCGGCAAAGGCGGCCATGGCGGCATTCTCCATGGCCAGCAGGTCGCTGAACAGATGACCGTCCGGATCTTCGATCCTGGTCCGCTGCATGAAGACGTCAACGCCCTGGTAGTCCAGGCCGAGCCACACCAGCACCCCCGACATGCCCGCGGCTATGACGCGCCACTGGCTCTGGACCCCCAGGAAGAGGTCCAGCGAAGCGGCATTGATGTCCCAGACCTCGAACACGTCTTCGTTCTGCTTTCTCGGTTTGACCGTGAGGCCGAAGGCGGCGAACCCGGCAACGTCGATCGGCGCCGGCTTCGTCGGGTCCGTTCGGCCCTGCAGCGCGAGGACCCAGGCGCGCGCTGCAGCCCTTAGTTTCCCTGTTCGGCCGCCCGGCCCTGCAGGGAGCGGCGGTAGGCGCTATAGACCCCGATACGGAACCAGGAGTGCTGCATGGCCAGCTGCAGGGTCTCCCCCGAAAAGGGGACGGCTTTGCCCTCGTCATCCACCACCTGGTCATCCCAGCCCTGAGCAACCTTGAGCAGCAGGTCGTGCTGGCGCGCTGCCGCCTGCTCCGTGGGCAGGGCAGCGATCTCAGCATCCAGAGCCTCGGCTTCATCGAGGGGAAGAGCGCGGAAGGTCATGTTGAACTTCTGCTCAATGACGTTGCCTGGCTGCGCCGGGTCAGGAAGCGTGACGGTCACTGGCCAGGGATAGTGGTGCTCTCGGGTAAGAACGAATTTCATACGTGTGACGCCTTGTTTAAGAGGGCTTCAAGAGCTGGTTACCGGAAGGTCAGGACGAACTCGTCATTGCCGGACACCGGGGTGAGCATCAGCGGCAGCGAATAATTGGCGATGCCCTGTGTGGCGCCCTGGGTGACGCGGCCGATCTGAACGCCCGCGGCGTCGATCTCGACGATGTTGCCCGCTACTGTGCCGTGCTGGACCGCGAGGACGCCCTTGGTGTGAGCCTTGGCGATGGCGAACCAATCCTTAGTGGCGAGGGACGCGGCCTGCACCACGGAAGTCGCCGTGGTCCGCCGATCGGTGATCTTGATGCTTTCCTCGCCGATGAGGAAACGCGGCTCCACGGTGGCCGCCAGGTCCAGGCTCAGGCTCTCGGCAATGGCCGACCAGCCATGCAGGCTCATCGTGGTGTTGGCCTTGTTCACCGGAACCGGATCGATGAACGCATCGAGATCGATCGTGGGCAGTGGCGAGTCGGAAATGGTGCCGGACAGACCCTTGAAGTCGTAGGTAACGCGCGGGATCTGGGAAGGGACCAGCGACAGGGTGAGCGTGCCGCGGCAGCCCAGCAGGATGTGCCGGACCCCATCCAGGTTGTAGTAGATGGTCCCCGCTTCGAACCCGGTCGAGATGGGATTGTACTGAACGTCGGTATCGGCGGTGATGGTCTCGGCCATGCCGCACATGCGGAGCAGGGCGCCAAAGGCGGGCACATCACCGGCGGCGCCGGCGCCGGCCAGCTCTACCGATCCGCGTAGCGTCCCGTGCGTGCCGGTCAGGATCACGCCCTGATGGCCCATATAGGGCAGCAGGAGGTCGCGCGAAACTTCGCCACCTGCCATCGGGTCGACGGTCACGTCGTTGAACTGCATCGCATTGAGCAGCCCGGTGGGGACGGCGTCGGTGGAATAGTCGGCCTCGATCTTGGCCAGGGCGGCCAAGTTGCGGACAAAGCGAGCTGTACTCTCAGCCATGGTCTAGTTGCCTTCCTTGGCGGGCTCTGCCGCTGGTTCTGCAGGGATGTTAGGGCGCAGCTCGCCGGTCGCCTTGTCGCGGATCGAGCTGCCGCCCTTCGCGGGCATGATGCGGCGATCGGGCGCCGGCGTTGACTTGGCCTTGGCCATCAGGTGGTCTCCTTTAGGTAGATCGGCGCGGAAAAGGTGTCGGCGTACCAGACGACGCCATCGGCAACCTCGATGACGGCGCCGCGAATGTGGGTGATCGGGTCGACCATGTCGGAGGGCTTGAAGCCGATGAGCCGGCCACGGCCGAAGGTCTTGATCTCCTCGAGAGGATCGGCCACATCGGCGCCATCGGCGTCGCCGGCATGCTCGATCACATAGACCAGCACAAGATCGCGCTCGCTGCGCTGATGGACATTGCCGGTGGCGCGGGCATTGTCCGCCGTCTCCTCCTCGGCAAAGAAGGCATAGACGCATGGCAGGGTGACGCTGGGCCGGTCCTTGACCTGGGCGAGCGAGGTCGCGCCCAGGGCGGCGGAGAATGGCGTGGCGCTCGATAGCAGGCGGGCCTTGACCTCCGGGATCGTACTCACTGGCCGGCCTCTTCGCGCAGGTAGTCCTCGATGATCGCCGGTACTTCAGCCCGGTCGTAGTCGCTGATGCCCAGGAACGGCCGCGCCGGGATGCGAACGCTGTGGCCGCGGATGGCGGTGATGCGGCTCTCGCCGCCCTGGGTGCCGAGGCGGACGAAGCGGTTGCCCTTGCGGCGAATGTTCTTGATGTTCACCGTGCCACTGCGCGCCGGCATGTTGATCGTGGCGCCGAGCTGGTGGGGACGCGCATAGTCCAGGTTGCTGCCCCACTCCACCCCGTCCAGCAGGACATTGTAGTTGACCGAATCCTGCAGCCTCCCAATCAGGTTGAGGATATGGTCGAAGCCGCGGCGCCGGTTGCGGCCAACCCGCGAGGCGGCATAGCGCGGTGACAATGGAGCCCATTTGCTGCCGTCCGGCGCGGTCTCCCGCTCAAAGTTGCGTCGGGTTGAGGTGATGAAGTGCCCGCCCAGGCGATGGTAGGCGCCAGCTGGATTGTCAGCAGCGCGCTCCAGCCGATCGAGCGCTTCCAGGGCGCCATTGCTGCCGAGGTTGTGGGAAACACCAGCCATCAGAAACCCGCCATGCGATCGCGGGTGAAGATGCGGCTCGGGCCGCTGGTCTTGATCTGACCACCGCCGGCCGGAGCGATGATCTCGCCAGCGCCCTCGATGACCACTTCGCCCTGGGAGACAGACTTGAGCCAGGCCTTGGCATCGTTGAATGCCATGCGAGCCGGGTGATCCTTCCCGGCCGCGTCGCCATGCAGCAGGAACCAGGCGATATCGATCGCATAGGTCTTGAGCACGGGGGGCAGGTCGACGGTCAGCGGCAGCTGGTACTTTTTCGCCAGGTAGGAATTGATCAGCGACACCGCGTCCGCGATGCGCTCGGTCACCGTTACCTCGTTGATCGTGGTGGCCGGCTTGTTCACGCGATCGGTGAGCTGGACCAGCTTCGTGGCGCCGAAGCGGTCGACCAGGTCCTGCTGAGTGCAATAGGTCATGATGCCTAGCCGCCCGCGCTGACATATTCGAAGGTCTTGTGGCCTTCGGCGTAGATCTCGAAGCCGCTGCTATCGGTTTGGCCCGTGCGCACGAAGCGGCGGCCACGATCGACAATGACCAGCGTGCCAGCGGGGACCAGGTCGCCGCGGATACCACCATCGATACCGCCGTCTGCCTTGCGGAGCGTGTAGCCGTACGGCTGGAGGCGGAAGATGCGTCGGATGAAGCGCGCGATCATCGCATTCCCTTCCACCACCACCGCAGCGACAGCATCAGCACAAACAGCAGCCAGGCGCCGGCGGCACCCCATAGCCAGATGTTGAGCTCGACGCCGAGGGCGGACAACAGGACCAGCAGCAGCGCCGGGGCAGTCGCGACGGCGAGGAGGATGACGGCTATTGCGAAAACAACCATCCACAAGAGCGGGCTAAGGTCCGGAATCAAAGGGCGTGATCCTTTTGTCTGAGGGTGGTGTCGGCGCCAGGAGCGTCAGCCTGGCACCGGGGGTTTCTGCCGAGGGCGGTGTGTCGAGTACCGGCGCCGGCAAACTGGTGGGCTCCTACTCGGCCGGCGCTACCGCTTCAGGAGGATGATCGGCGGCGGCGCCCGACTTGGTCAGCGCGACAAAGGTATTGGGGTCGACCAGGAGCGGCTCGCCGATCGGCTGCTCGGCGCCATCGATGCGGATGACGGTCAGCGGCCAGACGGTTTCCGTGCGGGTCAGCTCGAGCTCGATCGCCGCCAGCTCGGCGCTGATCAGCCCCGCCATGGAGATCATGAGCTGGGCGCGCCGGCGTTCTTCAGCCAGGTGTGCCAGGGCGGCTGCAGGATCGAGCTTGGCGGCAGCGCGTACCGACTCGCCGACCCGGACAACTTCCAGAGCAACCATGCGGTCGATATCGGCCTGTGTGAGGCCGGCCATATCGCCGGCCTCACCGTCCACATCGCTCGCGCTGGTGGTATGGGTTTCCGGCGCGCCCGCAACCGCGCCGGCTTCGGGGGCCGCATCCTTGTCGGTGTCCCCTCCGGGGCCTTGGCCGGTGAGGACAGGCGCCGGGGTATCGTCTCCCGGCTGAGCCTGCCCGCCGTCCTGCGGGCCCGCTGGTATTTCTGAAGCCTCTTCCGCACCGGGGAGGCGCAGTCCCTCAGGCAGCGGCGCGAGAGCCTCGATCTTGGCCTCAACCGCCTTCACGACGTCCCGGGCGGCGACCAGTCGTTCCGCCAACTCCGCCGGCACGGCACCGGCGTCGATCGCGTCATACTCCGCCTGCAGCTGACTGACGGCATTGCCTGCCGCCTGCAGCTCGGCCCGCACATCGTCCCAGGCAGTGACCAGGGCGCGAAGCTCCTCGTCCGTCAATTCACGATCAGGGGACGGCGGGACCAGCTTGGCAGCAGCGGCGATCCAGGCAGGCCAGGCGGAGGGACGGCCGCCGTCGATCGCCATGTCGATCTCATGCGTCGTCGTCGCGGCCAGCTTGGCAAAGCTGTCGATCCCGGCGGCAACCAGCTTTTCGGCCGTCGCGGCGCCGATGCCGTGGATCTTGGTTAGATCGTCCATGTGACGCGGTCCTTTCGGGTCTTGCGGCAGGGCTGACACCAGCCCTCTCGAAAAACCCGCCGCTCCAAGGGAGGAGAATGGGAGCGGCGGAAAGTAAGCGCGGCTGGGGTCGGGAGGGATCGCCGAGCCGCGACGGGGTCAGGAGCGCCGGGCTCTAGCCAGGCGGGCTCGGGCGCGTTGCGGTGCAGCTGATGTCGAGGGCGGGTGCCAGCACGGCGGCAATGCGGGCCGGCAGTGGATCGGTTGCCGGCGCCAGGCACAGCCCGGTCAGGTCTGCCATGGTCGGATCGCAATCCTGCGTTGCCTCGACGAACAGGATCGTGTCCTCGAGGCCGAGAGAAACCACGCAATCGTCAATGACCTGGTCGGGCGTCAGGATCGGCGCCACGAGATCATAGGCAGGGGAAACGGCCGCGGCGGCCGGGAAGGCGAAGAGGAGAGCAGCGGCAACGGAGACGCCGATCAATCTCATGAGCTTCATGCAAGTGTCCTTAGGTTTCGGGTCTTACAGAAAGAGCCACCTGGCTCCTTCTCCAAGACCCGCCGGCAGGGTTATGCCGGCGGGTGGGGCGGGTGACCTGCCCCGCGTGGAATTAGGCGACGGCGTCCGTGACGAGGTAGCCGACGTCCGGAGCGACAACGAGCTCCTTGACCCGCTCGCCGACGCGGATGAACTTGCCGCCGCGCACGCCGATATGTGGATCTTCGCCGGTGCCGGCGATGCGCTGACCGAACTCGGCCGTGAAGCCCCAGGTGATGGTCGGATCGTCGGCCGTGCCCTTGGATGGGTCGATGTAGAGCAGCGCGATATTCTTGCCCCAGACACCGGCGAGCGAGACTGCCTGGCCCTTCTTGGCCGTGTTGATGAGGCCTTCGCCGATCAGCAGACGGTCTTCCTCGATCTCGAACAGGTCGCAGTACTGGCGCCGGCTGATGGCGCCGTCCTCGGTCAGCGCGCCCTTGACCGCCTTGATCAGCTTGGGGTGACGCTTGAGCTTATTCCACACCACCTTACCCATGGCGTGGGTGTTGGGCTGGTAGACCAGGGTCGACTGGATGCCATTGTCGATGACGCCGTAGGGGTCGGACGTGGCGAACGCAGAGAACTGATCGTTGCCGGCCAGGGTCACCTTGCGGCCAGCCGAATAGTTGGCGGCATTCTGAACGACGGCCGCAACACGCACTTCGCGGTCGAGCTGGATCAGATTGGTGAGCTGGGCGGACGCCAGGGTCTCGGGATCGAAGGTCGACAGGCCGGCGGTGCGAGCAGCGGAGGCCGCGTCGATATCGGTATAGGGAATGTCCGAGTCGATGCCGTAGTCGGCAACGGCCGCGGTTGCCTCGTCGCCCGTGAACTCCAGCACCGGCGGGCGGCTGCGGCGGCCGACGGCGGTATTGGGAACGCTGAAGGCCTCGGCGATCGGGAAGGTCGAATACTTGAAGGTCTCCTGCATCACCTGGAGCGGCGGCAGGACGCGCGTTCCAATCAGGTGGAGAGCCGGATTGCGGTAGGCGATGGAGATGGCGGTCAGCGTCGGATCGACATTGAACGGACGAGTGGTCATGGAAGCGGGTCCTCGTTAAGCCGACGCCTTGGACAGGCAGCCCGGGGCGATGTGATAGGGGATGATGTCGCCGGCGACGCCGGCGGCATGGGCGAAGCCGATGATGCGCACCTGCGTGCTGTTGGCCGGCAGGGCCTTGATGGCGGCAGCGTTGGCATCAGCCGTGAGCGGATCTCCGAAGGCGACGGTGCCGCCGAGCAGGACCTCGCCCTGGCCGACAAGCGAGATATCGGCAATGCCGCTGGCTTCGACGCCCAGGCTGTCGGCCACGCCGATCAGCAGATCGGTGTTGGCGCCGGCGATCTCGACAGTGCCGTTGGCGGCGGATGCCTTTACGATCAGATAGCCGGCGATCGCGGCGGCGGTGGCCCGGAAGCCCTTGGCGTAGATGGACGAGGTCATGTCAGCTCCTGGTTACTTCTTGGCCTTGGCCATCTCGGCCTTGACGTGGGCGACCGCGTCGATGGTCGAGACGTAGATGCCAGCCTTCTCCTGCTGGCCCTGGTAGGCGACAGCGCGGGCGGCGACGGCAGCAGGGGCCAGCTCCTGGCTGTCCACGACCTCGGCCTGGTCGCCGAGCTGCACCTTGGTCAGGACGGCGGCGCCCTGGACGAAGGCCTTGAAGCCGGGCAGATCATTGCGGGCATAGCCCTTGGCCCATTCTTCCTGGGCGGGCGAGACCTTGCCGGCCTCGATGGCAGCCTTGACCGCGTCGCCGACGTCGCGCTCGATGATCGTTGCCTTGAGCGTCTCCACCTCGCCCGAAAGCTGGGTGTACATGGCGGCCGGAACGGCATCGCTCTTGGTGGCGGCCGTGACGGCGGTGATCACCGCGTCGGGAGCCGTATCGGCCTTGAGGCCCGCTGCGACAGCGATCTTCCCGACAGCGCCGGCAACTCCGGTCACGGCTGCAAGGACGGCGTCGAAGGCAGCGTCGGCCTTGAGGCCGGCGGCGACGGCGATCTTGCCGTTGCGTTCATTGAGCGCGGCCAGGATCGCTTCAGCGCTGGCGGTCTCAGCAAGGCCCAGGGCCTTGGCGATGGCATTCATGGAGTCATCCTTGGGTTCGGAGATTTTGGAGAAGGCTGCCGCCACGGCGGACAGGTCGAGCGCCGGCATGTTGACCAGGGCGACGTTCAGTAGCTTGTCGATCCCGCCCGACTTGGTCGGCAGGAAGAACGGGGAGATGTAGCGGTACTGGCGGGCGGCAATCTTGGCCGCAGCTTCGTCGGTCCACTCCGGGCGGCCGTAGAGGCCATCCGGACGCGCCTGCAGCTCGACGATCCAGCCGGCAGCCTCGGCGCGGGCGCCGACCGTCTGGCCGAGGAAGAGTTCAGCGCCCTGGTGATCGAAGTCGATCATCAGCTCGGTCGCGCCGAGATGGGCCCGGGTGCGGTCGACGATCTGCTGCAGCGCAGCCTGGCCGGTGACCGTGAAGGGGCCGCGCCCATCCCGCAGGCGGAAGGTGCCCTCGGGAATGAGCTTGATCCAGCCGCCATCTGCAGCGCCTTTTTCGGCGGCTGCAGCGATCGGAAGATTGAAGATGTTGACGCGGTCGTTCATGACAGCGAAGGTGGCTCATTCGCCACGGGCTGTTGCAGGTGACACTGTCACCGGCGATCACGACGGGGTGGACCGGCCACCGGGCCACAAATGGTCCCCACCGCACTCAGTTCCCCCGGCGCTCTCCAACCACCTTTTGAAGCGAATTTGAAGCGGCTGGGACGCTCAGGGAGCGGCCTGGGCCGTTTCCAGCCCCCACAGTGCCAGTCGAGCCTGCGGCCCCGCTGCTGGGCGGCGCTGTTAAGCGTGTTCCTAGCTTCACGCCGCGACGACCCTTCAACTAGCCTACAAATGCGAACGCACCGGACCCGGCCAGGTCACGGTGCGCTCTAACCAACCGAACTATGAGGGAGTTCAGGATGGCTGACGCTGTCACACCACTATTTGCGATTCCGCGCAATGCGCGCACGTTCGAGGCTGCGGCCCAGAGCTATGTCCGCCAGGGCGGCCAGGGCCACTACCTGCCCAGGATTACCGCCTACTTCGCCGATCGGACCGTCGACACCATCGTTCCGGCCGAGATCCGGCAGATGGCGCTCGACCTTTATCCGGACCACATGCCGTCCACGCGCAACCGCCATGCCATCAGCCCGGCCAGGGCAGTGCTCTACCATGCGCACGAGCTCGGCTGGTGCGGGCCGATGCGGATCAGGATGTTCCGTCACCCCCGATCGACCAAGCACTCTCCCGTCGACGGCTCCTGGCTGACGGCCTTCCTCAACCAGAGCGACGGCGACCGGCTCTTCCACCTCAGCGGCATCGTCGTGTTCATGAACCACACGGCGGCGCGGGTCAGCGAGGCGGTGAACCTCAGAGGGCGCCACGTCGACCTGCGGCGCCGGATCGCGCTCCTGGTCAAGACCAAGACCGACGTGATGCAGAATGCCTACCTGACGGATGAGCTGATGTTCCGGCTGCACAACCTGACCTATGGCGATGACGACCACGTCTTCAGCTACACCTCCCGCTATTCCGTCGCGGAGCGGATGCGGGCGGTCTGCGAGCGCGCGGGCATTCCCTATCGGCCGCCCCACTCGGTCGGCCGCTACAGCTTCGCCACCAATGCCCTCAAGCGCCACGACATCAAGACCGCTATGGCCGCTGGCCGATGGAAGTCGTCGAGCGTGTTCCTTGAAACCTATGTCCAGCCGCACGACGCCGGCCGCGAGGTGGCCGAGAGCATCAACAAGCGGCGCTACGACTATATGTGATCAGCCCGTAGCGGAACCGAAGGCCAGCATTGGAATTGATGCTGCATCGGGTTGCCGACCGATACTCCAAAGTCGAAAACCCCAGCCGAATCGTCCTCTCGGCTGGGGTTCTTTTTGTCAGGCAGCACCCCCACAATCGATGTGAGGGCGTGGGGGAGGGGGAGGGGGTTATAAGAGTGCCTGCAAGTCGGCTTCACTGATCTCTGTTTCAGCAGCAACCAACTTCTTGTCAGCGCCGAATTTCGTCACCGCATAGCCAGCCGACCGCTTTTTGATCCGCAGCCAACCGCTCGGCACCTCCACTTCTGCCCACTTGGGACTGTCAGCGCAGCAACTGTCGTTCCAATCCATCTCACTCAGGGTCATCGACCAACTCCGTAATACCAGCCGGTGAAGCCGTCGCGGACCCGCAAACCGCCTGCTGCCTCGCGTTCAGCGATGTAGTCGAGCGTCATTTGAAAGGCGCTGTATGTCATCAGCAGGTTGTCCCCGGTCAGGTCTTCACCCGATCCGCTGTCACCAAGATGCGTGATGCCGTGCCAAAACGGGAACCAAGTGTCCCCGTATGCCTCGATCACATCAACCATACGTTTGATCTTGGAGAACACCTGCCACCCGACTACCGAACTTGCGACGCCAGAAGTCACGCTAGACACACCGGCTGCGGCTGCGCTTCCAATGTCCGAACTTCCAAGGTGGTGGAGGTTGTCAACGCCCCACGGGGTCACACTGACGTTGGGCTTGCGAGCATGACGCTGAGCAATGAAGTCTAGCCCAGCAATCACTTTCTCTGTCAGTCGGGAACTGGAGGACTGCGGAGAGGCGTAGAACTCCACGCCCCGCGCCAGCCCTTTTGCTGCATACAAACCCTTAACATGCTCAAGCTCGTATGCGATCTCACCTGCCGAAGTTAGCTCGGCCATCTTTGGTGACGTTATGGCGCCAGGAAGATGGTTTGTCGTATGGTTGATGTTCTCCCAACCAGCAGCATAGGTCTCTTGGATACGCGAGAGGCTCGGGACCGTGAGGTCCGGCATGATCCTGCTCTCCGTCCCATCCCATATTCGAGCGGGAACGGCTGTGTACCCGGTCCAGCCATAGGACTGGAACAGCGGCAGAGCGTCATCGACCAAGTCAGCGCCGCCTGCGTCACAGCCAAGAACGATCTGTGCGCCCGACGATATCCCAGTGACGAAGCTGTCGAAGGTCAAAGTTGCGCCGCCGAAATTGGAAACTCCAATTTTCAGACCTGTGATGGGTGAATTCAGAATATCTGACGCCCCCCCTGTTCCGAAGCTCCCAGCAGCCACCCCGAAAGGGTGATACTCTGTCTCGCCTGACCCGGCGACGTAGGCTGCTGGATTTCGCTGGACAAACTTCAGGAAGTTCCAGCCTTCGCGAACTTGATTGATGTTGTAGCTGACTGTTAGGGCGTTAGCGTTCGAGCCGGTCCCGGTGTCGGTCGTCAACGTGATGGCGATGCTGCCCTTCAGGCTCCCTGACGGCTCGTATCCAGGCTGTGATGCGACATGCACCCAAAGCCCAAAATTTCCACCAAGGGCAGCAGTGCGCAGCTTGGAAGCCGCCGTGGCCACATTGCCCAAGTTGATTTCGAGAACCGCGTCGCTGGCTGGTTCCCATACCAGCATTTCCGGCTGTCCTGTCCGGGACACGACGCCGGTGACGTCCCCACTGGCATCATACCCCGTGTGGCCCTCGGCAATCGGTGCGGCCGATGGGTTTAGCCAGATGCCGGTTCCGAAGCCAACAACCAACTTTCCAGCCGATATCACAGGGCGAAGAAGACCTTCGCCGAGCGTTAGTGAGCGCAGAACGGAAGCAAGGCTTCCAGCATAAGAACCAGGAGCTTCAATGTTGATCCCCATCTTAGGCTCCTAGATTGAGGGTTTGGTTGTTGATGGTCAGTGGTTGCCCCCTGAAAATGAGGGCAAGCACCCCCCCACTCGCCACGAGACTCGACACCTCCCGCGCCGGCATGGCTGGCACCAGGCTGGGCAGCAGGCCGGACCTAATCACGGAACACCCCGCAGGTGCCGCCCTCGCGCCGCAGCTTATAGGTGCCTGGCGAGACGAGCATGCCATCGGGGCTGGCGTTGGTGAGCTGCATGCTGGTGGGCTGGAAGGCGTCAGCATCGTCCTTCTTGAGCACGACCACCCGGGCATCGTTGCTCGCACCCTTGAGGCAGAGCCCGGCCGGCGTGCCGGCAACGACGGTGAACTCGCCCGACTCCTCGTCGATCGTATCGCCGGTGGTGAAGAGATTGAGTGCCATGCGAGCTCCTTATGTGCCGCGAATGTTGAGAGGGTCAGGCCGCTCGGCCAGGCGCTGCAGCGTCGGCCCCCAGCCGGCCTTGCCGGGGTTGTGATCCCAGCCCGGGTCAATGCCACGGTCGATCCAGCGCACCTCTCCCGTGACGCTGTTGGTCCATTCCCGCAGATCCTCCGCCGGCGGCACAAGGCGCAGCGGCAGCGGGCCATCCCAGCGATCCACGTCGCGCTGCGACAGGCTCTGGATGGTGCAGTGGCAGTTCCAGCCATTGGGGCAGGCATGGGTGTTCCACCAGGGATGGTCGACCGGCAGGCAGACATTGTGCCAGGCCTGGTGGTGCAGGCGCGGGTTCTCCTGGCCGACCAGGTGGACATAGCGGAGGAACGGCCGAGCCGCCTTGTTGCGCTCAAAGCTCGCCCAGTGGCCCGCCGCATAGCTCACCCGCATATTGGCATCGAAGATCAGCCGCAGCCGGCGCGGCGAGCCGAGCTGGGCAACCTCGGGCAGGCCTGTGACCGGGTTGGTGGCGATCTGGCGGCCCCACCAGCCCTTGGCCTGCAGCAGCGGCGTGAGCTCGGCCGCGAACTGGCGATAGGTCTTGCCCTCCTCGAGGGCGGCTAAAAGGGCATTGAAGATGTCTTCAAGCACATCGAAGCCGGCCGACTTGGCCACGGTGAACATGGTGCCGTGGATGTCGGCATAGACCTCCTGCCAGGCAAAGGTCGGATGCAGCGCCTTGCCCCGCGTGATCAGCGCATCGATGGCGGCCCTGGGCGAGACGCCGTTGATCTCAGCGGCCATCGCGCAGATCCTCGTCAACTTCACCGGCGAGGCGGGCACCGAAGCTGAGACGCGCCAGGGCATCGGTCAGCTCGCCCACGCTAAGGGTGGATGCCCGGCGCTGCAGGATGCGCTTCACCTCATCGGGGCTGGTGGCCTCCGCGATCTCCTCGGCCAGCCCCTTTACCACCGGCGCCACCAGGGGCTGCCAACCCTCGGCCGCCAGCTGATCCTCCACGGCCGCGGCGATGGCATCCTGCCCCGCCTGAAGCGCGGCCTTGGTGGGCTTGCCCGGTTTGGGCGGCGGATTGCCTTCTTCCTGGCCATCCTCGGGGGCGGGCGCGGCCCGCTGCGCCGAAAGGTCGATGACCTCGTCGGTCGCCTCGGGGATCGAGAAGCCGGAGAGCCCGTAGGCCTCGTCCTTCTTCACACTGAGCCCGAATGCCTTGGCGACCTTGACCATGGTGTCAACGTCCTCCTCCTCCGGACGGCCGATGACGATCTCGGGATAGTCCTTGCGGACCCGGGCGAAGTTAAAATTGATCAGCGCCGGCACGAGCTGCTCGTTCAGCGTGGCGGCGAGCTCCTCGGCATCGGCGTCGACAATGTCTTCACGAACATCGTCATGCACCTTCGCCTGGGCATAACCGCTGCCCGACTGGCTGTCCGTGGTGCCGGTCTGCCCCAGCACCAGCTTGGAACACTGCCGATCGAGCCAGTCGGCACGGCGCTCATAAAGGTCGGTTGACCCGGTGATCTCGGCCTTGACGAACTCGATCGCCATGGCCTGGGGGATGATCGCGGCATAGTCGGCGCCGATGTTGTGCACCGCCTCGAGGAGCACCGACTTGTCCAGGTCGCTGGCCCCCGGGTTGAACTTGCCGACGCGCAGCGGCTGGCCATAGGCCTCGGCGAAGATTGCCCAGTCCTTGATGTTGAATGCCTGGAACAGGTAGAGCCACGCCGCCGGCCGCGCCAATCCGCCACGGATGGTCAGGCCGGATTTGGCCTTTGCCCTATGGACGATCCAGTTGTACGGCCAGAGCTCTTCGCGCCCATGGTCATTGAGCAGCATCAGATGCTCGGGGTCGGCCTCAGGCGCCTCGAAGAAGCGGGGATCGCGGTGCTTGAACTTGACCGGCTTCCAGGGCTTCTGCCGCGTGTCCCAGATCATTTCCACGGCCGAGTAGCTCTTGCCGATCGCATCGAGCAGGTGGATCAGCACCGACCTGAAAGCGGCCGAGCCAACCACTTCACGCACCAGCTCGGCCTCGGCCAGGTCGGCCGCGTCATTGCCGGCGGCCTTCACCGATATCTCCAGCCGCCGCACCGCGCGCTTTCGCGAGGACAGCACCGAGCTGTACTGGATGAAGCGCTCCTCCATATCCTCGGCCAGTTCAAGATACCGCCTGGGCGAGCCATCGATCGACGAACGCAGGATCACGGCCAGGGCCTCTGGAGTGAGGCCGGCGGCCGGGTGGCCACCGCGTGGGTTGCGGGCGAAGCTGGTCGCCAACGGGCCGGCCTGCTCTTTTTCGGAGGGCTTGGTCACCGCCGGCTCGACGCGGGCAAAGGCCTGCTGGGGCCGCGAAAAGATGTCTAGAAGGCCCATCAGAGAATTCCTCGTCTGTTGCGGAGTGAGGACATGCGGAACGTCTGCGGCGTGCCCTCGAACACCGAACCGGTCAGGCCGATCGGCACGCCGCCGGCGCGCTCATCAAAACGACCCGGTCGCCGCTGCACGGCCTGGTAGCTGTATTCCGCCCACTGCATGCGGCTGGCGAAATAGGCCAGCGCCGCGGCGATCGCGAAGTCACCATGGCGCTTCTTGCCTTCGGTGCCCTTGCGCAGCACCGGAACGCGCGGGACGCCGCGGATCACCTTGACCGAGCGCAGGTCGGATAGGTGCTCCACGTCCTTGGAGAGCGCGATCGCGCGGTCCTCGAATGCGACCTTGAGCGGCGGCATGTTCACCCGGTACCAGTCCTCGGTGAACTTGATGGCCCAGATCAGCCCGGCCTCGTTGTCGTTGCTGCGCAGGCCGAACTCGCGGCCCATGTCCTCGGCCACTGTCCAACCCATGCCGGTGGCATCGAAGGCGGCGCCGACCAGCCGGCCGCGCAGATGCAGGAGGATCATCCGCACCAGACGCTTCTGCTCATCACCGGGAACGTTGCGCATTTCGAGGGTGAGCGCAGAAACCCGCTTCAGCACCGAATCGATGGCCAGCAGCAGGCCGACCGACAGATCGGCCACGCGCGCAAAGTCGAAGCCGAACGAGTAGAGCAGCTCCAGGTCGAGCGCATCCAGCGCCTCCTGCAGCTTGTCCTCGGTATCTGCCATCAGTGCCTGCTGGTCGAACTCGTCGAGCTGCAGGTAGTTGGTTGGCAGCTCCAGCCGAATGACGGGCGCTTCCACTGTCATGCAGGCTTCAATCAGCGGCCCGGTGAGCCAGGAGCCCGATCCCATCGAGGGAATGCAGTAGAGCTCCTCGTCGGCGTCGTCGGCATAGGAAGCGATCAGGTCCTGGCGCCACTGCGCCTCGGCTTCAGGCGACCAGTCGATCCCCTGGCGCAGGCAGATGCGCTCATAGAGGCCATCGATCAGCGCCTCGTCGAGATCGATATGCAGGTGCTCGTATGGTTTGCGGCCACCGAGCACGTCCTGGACCAGGATGTTGAATTCGTTCTCGGCGCCATTGTGCGTGCTGCAGACGATGACTTGGCCGCCCCACATCAGCAGCGCCATGGCCGCCTTGAGCAGCTCGCCCAGGTCATCGACGAAGGCCGCCTCGTCGATGATGACGCAACCCTGCTTGCCGCGCAGCGAGCGCGGCGCCGAGCTGAGACCATTGATCTCGAAGCCGGAGGCAAAGGTGATGCGGAACGCCTGGATGAAGCGGTCGGCGCCGGACTCGTCCTTGCCGTCCGGCCAGAGGTATTCCTCGACCTCGCCGGCCGCATGGCCAAAGGCCCGCGCCCAGTCGGCGCAATCGCTGATGAAGTCGCGGGTCATCGCCTGGGCGTAGGAGATGTAGTGGACGTCCATGCCCCGCGCCGATCGGGCGCGCGCAGCACGCAGCACGGCATAGGCCGCCAGCCCCCAGGTCAGGCCGATTCGACGGGATTTCTCTACCACCAGGACCTGGGTACCGATCTCCTCGAGGAGCGAGATCGTCCTCGCCTGGTACGGCAGGAAGGCAACGAGCGGGCTTTGCTCGCCAACGACTGCCATAGCCCTTTCCAGGGCGGTATCCGCGACCGGCTTGGCCTTGCGACGAAGCTCTGCCCACTGCTCGCGGGTCCACAGCTCGCTCATAGCAGTCCCGGCCTAAAGCCAGTGCCATCGCAGGCAACGCAGTCGCGGTCCATGACATAAACGACCTTGGAGATGGCTCCGCTCTTGCGCCGATAGGTGCGCTTGATTTCAAGCCCCACTCCGGCACAGCGGTCGCAGGTGAGTTCCGGATCGGTGCATTTCGCCCTGGCCGGCATGCTGATTTTCACGCGAATTTCGGGCTCTATCATGCCGCCCTCCGGACCGACCGCTCACCCACCGACATCTTCACCGCGTCCCAGGCGCGGACGAACATCACGATCTGCGCCAGGCCAGGGCAGAGCCGAAGCTCCAGCCGCGCAGCGACGAATAGGGCCCGACGATCCGGCGCCGCACGCTCCAGGCACTCCCGACACAAGCCCTCGGTCAGGTCAACGAAGCCACTCACGGTCGCGAATGGCGTCAGCCGCACCATGGCGGTGCAGCCGGGATTACAGCAGCGGCAGGAGACGACGTTCATTTCCGCCTGATCTCCACGCCGAGGATTTTTGACAGGGCGGCGTCGACCGTGTCGGTGCTCCAGCCCTGGGCCTTGCCCACCTCGCGCACGGCCTCCTCGGTCTTCTGGGCCAGCTCGGCCTGCAGCTTGAGGCGGCGATCGGTGCTGATCTTCTGCGCCATGACCGTGGCCTGGTAGGCTCTCGCCAGCTCCATCGCGTCCTTGGGCTTCTTGGCACCGGCGCTGTCGTCGATCAGTTCCTGGATCAAGGTCTTGAGATACTCGCCGAGGATGACCGTGTTCTCGTCGACATTGTCGGCCGTGAACTCGCTCGCCAGCCCTGCGAACATTTCGCGAGCTTCGCGCATGCGGGTTTGCGCCGCCGCAATTTTGAAGCTGCGGTCATAGAAGGCGGTACGCTTTATCGGCTCGATGCCCTTGGCCACCAGCCGCTCATTGAACTCGGCGAAGATGTCCGCGATCGGCCGCTGCCGCGCGTAGAGCTCCTGGTTGGCCCAGAGCACGTCATCGGCGGCTTCCGCCTGCAGCATGTCGATCGAGGACAGGCGTCCGCGCCCCTTGGCCGCCATGGTCAGCCCTCGATTTCGGGCAGCATGATCGGCTCGGAGCTCCGCTTGACCTCGGGAATGATGACGCCCCAGCTCAAGTGGCGGGCGCCATGCGGCAGCAGCCGCGCCACCTTCACGGTGCCGGCCGGGGTCAACTTCACCGCGCCCATCTCGGCGAGATAGGCCAGTTCCTGCTCCACCCAGGCGCGCTCCTTGTTGAACAGGAACATCTCGTTCATCATCGTGGTCAGGGTCGATGACGTGAGGGTCCTGTTCACCTCGTCCGCCAGGAAGCGGAGGATGACCAGGCGGGCTTCGCGGTTCTGAATTCCGTGGTTCACGAGGCCTTCTCCAGCAGCACTTCCTGCAAACGGCGGGACAGGTTGTCGATGGGAGCGAGCCTCTCCACCAGGTTGCCCATCTGCCCCTTGAGTTCGGTAAGGCTCACCTCGAGGCGGTGCTGGCTGTCCTTGTCGGGCATGTGCCGCACCATGACCTCGAGAGTGCCGAGACGTCCGCCAATGGCGTCGACCTTGTCGTCCACCGATTTCAGCTCGGCGGCCGATTCCTTGCGCAGTGCGGCGATCTCCTCGCGGAGGGAGCGGGCCTTGCTTTCGTTTTCGTCCCGAAGAGACCTGATCTCGCCCTCGTTTTTCTTGCTGGGAGACTGGAAGAAGTTCCAGATGGTCAGGCCGGCCGCGATGATGGCGGCCGCGCCGATCACCAGGTCTTTGACAACAACGACGTCCATACTCAGTCCTCGGCCGGCGCAGCGACCATGCCGAGCGCGCTCATGTACAATTCCATCAACGCATCCTGTTCCATGCGCTCGTTGGCGTCCTGCTTGCGCACGGCCACGATCTTGCGGAGAATCTTGGTGTCGAAGCCGTTGCCCTTGGCCTCGGCGTAGATCTCGGTGATGTCGGCCGCTATCGCCGCCTTCTCTTCCTCCATCCGCTCAATGCGTTCGATGAAGGCGCGCAGCTGATCCTGCGAAACACTGTCCTCAACGGCCATCAGGCAGTGCCCCACTTCTTGGCGATGAAGTCCTTGAGGGTGTGCCCGCCCATGTAGAGCGTCATGTAGAGGCCGGACAGCTGGAGCAGCAGCCACAGGTCCGTGGGCGGCAGCGCCCACTTCAAAACTGCATTGAGCAAATGCAGAATGACGATGTTCCAGATCCAGAGGAACCCCAGCCCATACATGCCCAGGGGCCGCCACGCCCAGGTCCAGAGCGGCTCCTTCATTTCGGCCAGCAGCAGGGTGTTGGTTTCTTTCTGCTGCTCGACGCCGGCGAGGATCACGGCCGGATCGGACTCCAGTTCTTTGATGATAGCACCAGCGACACCAGGATTGGCCTCGTAGCGGGTGACGATGGCCTCGGGCACCTTGCCCGCCGGCACCTGGTCGACGTCGACACCGAGCCGATCGGCCAGCACCTCCATCGCCACGCCGCCCAACTCATTGAACGGCGGCGGCAGGACGCCCTCGATGATCTGCCTGAGGAAAGGCGCGCCAGCCTGGGTCAGGACGCCGGAAAGATCGAGTGATGCCACGGTTTGAGGGCCTTTTAACACGGGTGAAATCAGGTGCGGACGCGACGGCCGAGGACGACGCCCTGGTGCTCAAACCAGTCTTTGACCGGTTCCGGCAGCCAGGCGAACAGCGGCCCGCGATAGCGCCATGCCAGCGAGGCGCCGTAGACGACGAGCGCCCCCACGGCGATGCCGCCGCCGATCCACAGCATCGTGTCGAGATTGACCGCGTCGGCCGGCACGCTGGGGGCGCCCGCAGGGGTGTTCACCGCCAGCTCGCTACCACCACCGGCAGCACCGCCAGCCGTTGCGCCGGCAGCGGCGCCCTTGTTTGCCCGCTTGGCGGCCAGGATGCGTTCCAGCGCAGCGCGAGTGGCGGGGCCGATCAGGCCGTCAACAGTGAGGCCATGCTTGCGCTGGAAAGCGGTAACGGTCGCCACGGCGCCGACAGCAGGATCAAAGCCCAGCTCCTTGAATTCGTGCCAGTGGTCGATGAAGGCGGAAAGCGACGAAGCCGGAGCGTCGGTGCCATAGTTGGCGAACTCGATGATGGCCCACTCACGGCGCCGGCGCTTAACCAGCCCGGGCAGCGTCTTGCCGCCGCCCTTGGTCCAGGACAGGAACGACTGCATAGCCTTCTGTTTTGCGCCCTGGAGGAACAGGCCGACCCAACTGGCGCGGTTGATGGCGCCGGTGTTGAAGTCGAACATGACCGCACCATCGAACACATGCTGCTTGTCGGTCGGCAGCGCCTTTACCACCCGCGGCTCATAGTTGCGGGCCAGAGCCAGGCGGCGCAGCTGGCGGCTTTCCTCACGGGTGATGACCATGCCTCGTTTTGGCTTCACGACCCCGGAGGCGGCGGTGAGGCCAGTGCCGATCGTCCACACCCCGGCGGGGCAGCGATAGGCGCGCAGCACGTCGCCTTCTTCGCTGACCAGGGCCGCATCGCCCTGGTCGGAGATCGTCTTGATGATGGACATGCAACAGGCCCCGGATCAGCAGTAATGCTGCCTTCACCATGCCTTGCGTCGCCATCGGGAGTGCAGGTGACACTGTCACCGGCTAGATCAGAACAGGTCGCCCTGCGCCTTGTTCCTTTTGGAAGCAGCCGACGCCTTGGCGCCCTTCTCCCGCTTCCGGTGCCGCAGTACCGTGCGGCGGTGGACGCCCGCAGCTGCTGCCGCCTGGTTGACCTTTAGCCCTTGGGCTAACGCCCGCTGCAGCGCCTGGTTCCGTCGAGCCGTCGAAGCCATCGGGATCAGAATATCGTCCCCGCGGCCGCCGACACTGAAGTGCTGGCAGATTTTCTGCGCCGCGTCAAAACCCACGAGCTTGCTCAGCCAGTGATCCGGCCGGACCTTTGCCGGGATGAACACCTGCTGGCCACCCTTTGCCTGGGCAAGCGCCCAGGCGGCGTCCAGTCCGGCAACCTCGGCGATCTCGGCCATGACGGCGGGCAGCTCATTCATTGCCGCTGCCCATCCCTAGCCGCAACTGCTGTTCTGTCAGGTCGCGCAACCGTGCCCGCAACACGAAGAAGCGCTCCGATCGCGGCCGCACCTTCTCGAGCTCAGCAAGCACCTCGCGCCGGCGCGCACCGAGGCTGGCCAGCTCGGAGAGCCGAGGCCAGTCTAGCAACGGTGCCGACGCCGGTGCGCGCGCCATGATCACCCAGCGACCTCGTCGTCGAGCACGGCGTCTATCAGGTCGCCGGTCACCACCACCCGGACAATGCGAACCGCCAGCTCGTGCGGCGCCATGCCACGCTTGGAGGCCGCTCGACGCATCTGGCTGAGGATGTCAGCCGGCAGGAGCGCCAGGCGGCCGTCCAAGGCGCTTGGATCGCGCAGCCGCTTGATGGCCCGGACCGCCGACACCTCCAGCGCACTGACGGTTTTCGGCTCGATCCCCAGCTGGTCGGCTATCTGGCGAGTGGTGCGGCCGGCCGCACGAAGGGCCAAGACCGCCTCTGTGCGCGTGGCAAATCCAAGGGTGGGCTTACAGGCCATCACGCACCCGCCTTCTGGTCACGGATGCGGTCGCCCAGCACCTTCATCAGCGATACCTTGGCTAGCGCAGTGGTCGCCTCGCCACCGTTATAGCCCATGTCGGCGGACGAAAGCCTCAGCAGCCGGCACTGCGCCTGCAGCACGCAGTCCTGCGGGTCATCGAAGGCAGACCAGTCCACGCCCGCCTCGCGCGTCAGCCAGCCCTTGAGGGCCTCCACGGCCTTACGGGCGTCGGCCGGATTGCGGAGGAAGCGGGTGTGATCGATGCCGGTCTGGCCCTTGACGAACCCCAGCAGGGCCTCATTGGAGGCATTGCGGACCACGCCCAGGTTCCACCCCGAGATCCACAACGCCTGCAGCTTGCCGCCATAGGGACCGTCCAGCTTCTTCTTGCCGCCGGCGCCCTTGCTTTTCATGTCCTCGATGACGCGGCCGAGCTGACCGCCGTTCATGGCCCGCAGCGAGTTCTGGCCGGTCACCCGTTCCAGCATCGCACGGTAGTCAGGCTCATCGAGCCCCAGTTCGCGCTTCATCGCCTGAATGGCGCGGATCGACTGTACCGTTGTGCTCACTTCACTGCCTCCTTGAGGGCTGAATTCAGTTGGCGGCAGGCCTCGGTGATGGCCTTGCCTATTTCCTCGGCCGTCTCGTGCGGCCCGGCCGTCACACGCCAGCTCACGGTGACCGGCCGACTGGTCGGGTCCCTGGTGACTGAGCCGCTGATGGTGACGACCAGATCGCGTTCGCTCATCACATCTCCCCGAGGTCATCCAGGATGGTACCGGCGGCCTCGCGCGCCCGGGCCCAGTTCCGATAACCCCAGTCGCGCGTGGCGAGATGCTGGTCGAGCGGCGCGCTGCCGTGCCAGACATGCCGCACCCGCGCAGCCAACCAGTCCGGCCCATGCTGCTCAACGGCCTCTACGACTGTCCGCTCACGGAGCATCAGCCCTCTCGCTACTTCGGCCAGAGACCGACCCTGGGTCAGACCCCAGATGATGGGCAGCGCGATGCCGGTTGTGATGGGCCGGCGCTTCATAGCGGTGCGCCGGCCGGGCTACTGGATTGCGTGACAGGATCACTCATAGAGGCCACCCCCCCCGGTTTCCGCAGGCTTGATGGCGACGATCTCGTAGTTGAGCGTCCGCCCCTCAGGTTCCGTCGCCGGGCCGTGGAAGGTGGGCCGCTGCCCCACCCTGACGGTCGCGACGTCGACTGAGCAGCGTCCGCCTGCCCAGATGCCCGCCTGAAACGGGCCGCATCCGACGATGCGGCCCGTCTCCATGTCGATCTCCCACCAGAGGAAGTCCTGGCCTCGGTCTTCCAGGGTGACGTGCTGGACGTTCATGGCCGCAGCTCATCGATGTGGGTGCTGCAATGCTTGCAGACGCGGGGATCGCTCTCACTGGCAACATGGCCGGGGCAGTCAATCATCTGCAGGGTGCAGCTGAACCACTGGTCGTCGACGGCGAAGCGGACGGTCGCCCTCGCCTGTGGCCCAGCGAATGCCAGCTGGTCCGTTGCCTGCGCGATCAGCGCAACGAGGTCGCCATCATCCCCGTCGTCCTGAATATCCATGTGCATCGGCCGCCCCCTACGCCTGTGCTAGGTCTATGGTGACCGACGACCAGTCAGCCTCGGGCGACGGGCGCATGCCAAACCGCACGTACTCTTTGCGGCCGACGACGCGCATGGCGTCCTGGATGGCTTTCATCGCCCGCTTCCAGCGCGCGTCCTCGATGTCGAGGCGCAGCAGCATGAAGATTTCGGTGCGGTTGACCTGGCCTTCCTTGTCGGTGTTGAAGGCCCGGGCGATGATCGCCTGGATTTCGGGCCGGCTGTCTGCCGCCCATTCGGTCAGGCATTCATCAAGCAGGCTCTTGGCGATCTGCAATTGCGGGCCGAAGTCGATGTAGTCGGCCACCTGGACGGTGACCTTGAACAGCCCGTCGACGGTCATGTAGGTCCGGTTGCCCTTGCCCTTGTTGCCGCGCTTGACCAGCCCATGCTCCTGCTCGAGCAGAGCATCGAGGCTGGCAAGGTCAGCCATCGTGTGGGCCTTGAAGCGCGCCACCTGCTCGGACAGGCCTATGGCGAAGCCCATGATCTTGCGCACCTGATCGTCCTGCAGCTTGTCGGCCGGCTTCACCAGGGAGACCGGGACGAGCGCACCGCGGGCATCGGGCATGTATTCTTTGCCGTTCATTTCGACGACGCCGGAGGGGACCGGCGCTGGCTGGAAAGCGGATTGATGGGTCATTGAGGAAACTCCGTTTCAAAGATGCTTTTGAGGGTGGTGAATGCCTGCTCCTGGGCGATGCGGGCTTCGAGCTTGTTCAGGCCGCTCTCTTCCGCCCAGTTGGCGCGGAGCTCTTGGTCGTGTTCATGTGCCTTGATGAAGCTGGCGATCGCGGCCGCCAGCCTGGCATTGGTGGTCGGCTGGCAATGACTGCAGAGGTCGGGCTCAGCCCACCAGCAGGCGCCGACCGGATCGGCCCAGCAGGCATTGTTTTGGGTGCAGCCGCAGACGCGGCAACGGCGCTCGTCGGCGCCATCGATGGCGCAGTCGGTGCCGGCAACGCCCGGTTCATCGGCCAGGGCAACGAGGCAATGGCACATCGCCATGATGCTGTCGGCCGACATCGTGAACTTCTTGCGCGGATCGATGATGACGGCTTCGGCAAGCGCGACGGTGGCGTTCAGGTCGATCAGGTCCGGGTCGGTCATGCCGCACCGCCTTCCGGCGCGATCGGCGCCGGCGCACGCTGGGCAAAAAGGTGCACAACGTTGTCAGGACTTGGCGTCTCGGCCCCCATGGCAATGGTGCGCTGTTCGATGGCACCCAGACCTTGCCGCATCATCCGGAGGGCATCGTCCGCTTCCTTGCGATCCTTGGGGGAGTGCAGGAAGGTCGCCGCGCGCCGCAACAGGATGGTCATCTCGTGGATTTCGGCGGCGTCCTCTTCAGTCGCCTCGACGAAGCGTTCGGCGGCCTTGGCCACGTCCAGCAATTCCTTGAGCCGGGCAGTAACCGCCTGGCCGAGCCGGGAGACGCGCAGGCTGGTGGCAAACACCATGCCTTCGATGACTTCCATACCTTCGGGCTCGACGACGTATCGCTGATCCGCCAGCTGGCGCATGAACTGCAGGATGACCGACAGGTCCGCCTCGATCGCGCCAATCTCAGTGGCGATCTGCTCGTTGGTCAGCGGGTCAGCCATGACGCACCGCCTTGCGGGCGCCGACCTGCTGCAGCACGGCCCGCAGCACCGCCGGGTTGTTGCCGGCGGCCTTGAGCTGGCTGACCACGGACGCTTCGCCCGAGGCGAGTTCCATACGCTCCACATCGGCCGCGGCGTCGGCGAGCACCGTTTCCAGGCGCTCCATCTGCCCGACGGTCATCGGGTGGCCCAGGCGGGCATCGCGGATCATCCGCTTGGCCGACAGGATGCGGCGGCTGGCAGGCTGACTATTCAGTGCCATTGGAATTTCCTTTCTGGAGGAAGTGGGGGCAGCCGGAGCGGCAGGCGTGGTAAAGCACCACCCGCTCGCGGCGATGGGCGGAGAACGGCAGTCTCTGGTTGGAGAGGCATACGTCGCGGCCGATATCGCCCTGAGCCAGGCAGGTGACGGTGAGCCCCATCAGACCCCCGCGCACCGCCTGCTCGAAGCGGCCGAGATCCAGCTTGTCGAAGCTTGATCCCTTGTTCAGAACCATCGACACGGCGCTGCCCGAATATCCGATGGCGAGAGCAGAGGCCTTCGCCCCGTGCTGGTCGGCATGAGTGGCAAGTTCAGCCACCCAGTCCGGCAACTCGCCCCAGGCGTCGGCGGCTTTTTCGGCGTAACTGCGGCCTTGCTGCAGTGCGCCCAGGCGCGGACCGGGCTTCACAACGCCACCTCTTCGACCTTCATGTCGCCAAGCAACTGGCGGCAATTGGGATCGTAGACCTGATGCCCGCGCAGGATCTTCGGCGCATGGGCGCCCAGGTTCTGCACCAGCACGTACTGCCGGCGCAGCGGGCGGCCGGGCGTTGCCTTAAGCGGGCCACCCTTCACCGCCGCCAGATGGCGCAGGTATCGGTCGGCGGTGGTGACGGTGACCTGCGCCGCCTCGGCCACATCGGGAACGGTGAAGGCCTTCATCATCTTCATCACCCGCCACATCTTCTCGATGGCGGGCTCGGGGCATTCAGTGCCGTCGCGGCGCAGCCGGGGCGCTTCCAGCGACCTGGCCAGCAACCGATAGAGCAGCGCCGGCCGGTTGGACGGCGGCGCAGGCGGGCGTTCGCCAGCCCGCTCGATCTTGCCGCCCGCCATCAGCCGCTTGACGAAGTCCCTTATGGTGCGGCTGTCCATGTTGCAGCGGCCATCGATGTCGGCGACCGCCCAGGTGCCGACTTCGCGATCGAGATCAAGAATGACCCGCCAGATGCCGGCATCACCGACCGGCAGCTGCACTGTGGTGGTGAGGAAACGCACGGGCTTGGGCATCAGACCGCCCCCGCCTGGGCGTGCGCTGCCCGGAGCGTCTCGATTCCACCGAAGCCGCTCAGATCAAGATCATCGCGGCCGAGAATGGCAGCGCGCTCGTTGATATCGTCGAGTAGACTGACGATGGCCCGGGCGTTGCCGCCGGTTTCAGCCAGCACGGCGTCCGCCAGGTCATCGGCAATGGCCAGGTCCGGGAAGTGCTCGCGCGTCATCAGCTGCAGGTCGTCGAGGTCACATGGCATCGCCTCGGCCACGACGCGGCCGATCCGGCTGCGTACCATGGGGAAGGCCTCCAGCCGTCGCATCAGGGATTTCTCGCCGATCAGCACCACCGGCACGCGCGCCGCATCGTGGATCTGGCGCAGCACGTCGACGAAGCGGCGCTGAGCAACGTAGTGGGCCTCGTCGATGATCAGCGGCCGCTGCGGATCGTGGGCGAGCAGGAAAATCGCCCGGTTCAGCAGGTCGATATTGGTGCCGCGCACCTCGTGTTCGCCCAGGTCCATCAGAATATCGGAGATCAGCGAGCGTGCCGTGGTCAGCAGCCCGCAGGTGACATAGCGGGTGCGATAGGTGGTGGCGGCATAGGCGGCGCTCTTGGTCTTGCCGAGCCCCGGGTCGCCGGAGAATGCGCCCATCCGGTCACGGGTTATCGGCATGTCGCTGAGCCGCTGCAGCATCACCGAAAACGCAGCCACATTTCGGGTCGGCGCGATCGGGTCGCGGTACAGATTGACGGACATATGCTTGTTCATCTAGTTTCCTTCACGTCGTCGTTGGCCTCAAAAAAACGTCGTCTTGTGAAAGGTCCGGTTGCACCCGGGCCTTTCTTTTTCAGAGCTCCTGCGCCTGCTCGCCGCGCACCGCGCGGATCTTCGCCAGGCCCTTGAACTCGGAACTTTCCATGTAGCGTCCCACCCAGTGGGCATCCTTGGCCGGCACGCCGGCGTCACCGGCGTCGAGCCGGTCCTTGATGGCGACGGCACGGCGATAGCGCTGCTCTGGGGTCTCAGGCAGCCTTGCTACGTTGGTCGCATCCGCCTTGGCCGTGGCCGCAATACCGAAGAGCCGCTGTTGCTCAGCCCTCGTGCGGGCGTCGGCCTGCCGCGGGACCTCGGGCGTTACAGCATCGAGTGCCGCCTTGAGGGCCGCGGTCTCATATTTGGCGTGGGGTTGCGGGAAAGCGACCAGGTTGCCCTTGCCGGCGTCAGCCTTGGCGCGCTGAGCATTGGCCACGTCGAGCGGGCCGATGCTGCGCATCATCTTGCGGACCGGCACCACGGTCTTGTCGCTGACGGCCTTCTGCAGCGCACGGATGCGGGCAGCATTCTCCGCCGGGTCGAGGCCGAGCAATTCCCAGTTTTCGGCGACGCCAAGGAAGGTCTCTTCGTCCTCTTTGAAGACATAGATACGCCCGAGATCGATTGGGTCCTGCCGGCAAAACACCACGTCCCCGACGAGCAGCGTGCCGAGGTGGTAGTGCACCTTGTTGACCGCGATGCCCTCGTGGCCGACCTTGCGCCGACCATCATCGCCAGTCTTGCCGACAACTGGAGCTAGCAGCAGGTCGAGCGCAGCGACGTTCTCGATACGGCGGACCTCACCCTGATATCCGGCAGCCACCTCGAACGGCGTCCGGCCACGCATGGTCTTGCCGCTATGAGGCCGATGCGCGTAGTCCACCTCCGCCCAATGGTCGCAGAGCTCGGCCACCTGCAGGTCGGTCATTTCGGCGCCGAACATGTGCGCGTCGTCGAGATTGTGCCGAGCGCTGAAGGCCTTGCGGTTTTCAAGCACCTTCCGGTCTGCCGGGTTATGGCCCACAAAGCCGGGGATGCGCTTGACCAACTGATGCTGGAATGTGCCGATCGACCGCTCCACCACGCCCTTGGCGCGGGCGTCGTAAGCCTTGGTCGGCAGTATCTTGATCTTGAGGCTACGCTCCAGCAGGCGCCGGATGTAGTGCGCCTTGAAGTCGCTACCGTTGTCGGTCTTGATCTGCTCGGGAACGCCCCAGGCCAGAATGGCCTTGCGCAGAAGCAGCCCTACGGCATGCGCGCGCGGCGTGTCGGTCAGCAGGATCAGCATCCGCCGCGAGTAGATGTCGACGCACGAGTAGATGGTGGGGCGCTTGTTGCGGGTGGTGGTGATGGCGTCCAGCGGCGAGGCGTCGATCTGCCAGACTTCGTTGAGCCGATCCGCCCTGGTCGTGGCGGTCAGGACGAACTCGGCCTTGGAGCGATAGCCGTCCGGATCGGAAATCCGCAGCAACTCGTTGCGATACCGCTCTTTCCATATTCCCAACGTGCGCTGGAAGGCGCGCAGCTTGGGCACCGGCGCCAGCACGCCGTTGGCGTCGGCGAGTTCGGGATTGGCGATATCAGAGCAGAACCGCGCGATCGTGGTGGTCCGGATATCGTCTGCCGAGAAGGCTGGATTCTTCGCGATCAGCGCCAGGATGAAGTGTCGCACTGCGCCACCCTCGGCAGTAGCGAGTATCGAGGTGTCTTGTCGGCTGAGAGCGCGATCGAAGCCCAGGCGGGAGCCGCCGTCGCGGGCCTTGCTGCGCCAGCGGGCAATATTGCGCCCGCTGACCTTGCGGACCGTCTCGCGGACCCAGTCTTCAAGGGGTATTTTTCCGGCGTTGAACAGCTCGGCGAAATAGGCATCCGCCGCCATCACCGTCAGGCCAGAGCCTTGGGCAAAACGCTCTGCCACCGCCACGATCGCCAGCCGAGCATCGCGCTCTTTCCGCCCATTGGCGGTCAGAGCGTCATCCTCGACGATCGGCGGCACCTGGTCTGCCGGCTCGACGCTGATATGGCGGGCGACATAGTCGAGCCGCGACCACATCGGCCACAGCTCGAAATGGTACTCCCAACCACCGCCGCCCTCTCGCCCTGGTCGCGGTCGAGCCAACGCGGCGTAGCTGTCCCAACCTTCGCGATCGGCCAGAGCCGCTATGCCTCGCCGCGTGTCCGGCAGGCCACTGACCCCGAGTGCGGCGGCTTCGGCGTGGGTGAACCATACCTTCACTTGAACCAGCCCCGCGCCCGGGCATGGCCTTTGATCTCCCCCTCGAAGCGGTCGTAAATCGCGGCGCGATGCTTGGGCCCGACGCGGGTCAGACCGTCATTGAGGGAGCGGAATGCCCTCTCTGCCGGCGTCGCCAGCTTGCCACCCTGCGCCAGCACCAGCGCATCGGCCACATTGGCGGCCTTGGGCTTGGCAGCTATCAGGATGTCCAGCACGGCCGCCTGCTGTGCCTGCGTGATCGCCGCCAGCGCGACGAGTTGTGACTGGTTCGAAGCCAGGCCCGTGCCGCGCAATCGCGCCAGGCTATCAGCGGCCAGGCCTTCAACGATGCTGACGGCGATCTGGATGGCACGCTGGCTGAGCCCGGTCCGTTCCGCGGCGGACTGCGAAAACGAAAAGATTTCGTTTTGGGACTTAAGTTGTTGTTTTTTCTTATGGTCACCGCCGCGTTTTGCGTCGGGATACAGCGTTTCATGGATCGCTTTGACCTCGCCAAGGGCGACCGCGCGGTTCAGGGCGTTGAGATCGTGCCGCACGATGTTCTCGAACAGCTCATCGAGCCGCCGATGCTGCGCTGCAGGATGATCTGCAGGAACAATGACGGCGTCGATCCGGTCCCAGCCGATTTCGGCCGCCGCCAGCAGGCGCGCATGTCCGAAGATCAGCTCATATCGCCCGCCCGCTGCCTCGGCGATGCGAACGGGCTGCAGCTGCCCCCGCTCGGCCATGGACTTTCCGAGCACATGCACCCAGTCCGGATCGGGCTGGCGCAGGCGGTTCGCTGGTACGTCGATCAGCTCGAGCGGCACCAGCTGCTGGGCAAGGGGGAGCGGCTCCGCCGCGATGGAGGCAGGCTTAGTGGTCATATTGGACTCGTGTTAGGAGAAGGGCGGCCTCGGCGGCGCTCGCAACGCACGCCGAAGCCTTCATCACCCCGCGAGAGACGCACGAGGAGACGATTGAGATGAGTGACAAGTTGGAAGCGGCTGCGGCCCGCATGCGCAACCTTGTGAACGCCGGACAGCGTGGGTCGGATTTCCTCTGGGCGTACGCCCTTGGATATGCGACCGCCGAAATCCTTGCATCTGGACAGGAAGCAACGGTGTCGAACCTCATCGCTTTTCTGGAAGAAAAGCCAAAGCTCGCCGATCCCGGCCTGCAGGAACTCTCTTCAGGCGCTGCCATTGCGCACCTGCGAGAAATCCAGTCGAGAAATGGCAATTTGAGCGGCGGCGACTAGGAAGTCGTCGTCATCGACGCATAGGTGTTCGATCAAATCGAACAACACGTCCCGACCCAGCGTCTGGGCCTCTTCATCTGACAAGCCTAGGGCAGCATCCATGGCCGCTATTCGACCGCCCAGCAGATAGCGGAGGCGCAGGAGCGCCTTGCCCGACGGTTGTCTCTTAAAGGCGATCGGGAACGAATTCGTCATGGCATCACCGCCAGGACGGCAATGCACGCGGCGAGCACGATGATGCCCGCCGCGCAGACGATGAGATTGTCGGCCAGAGTGAAACAGTGGACCCTGACCATCAAGCGGCCATGCCGCTCCTGCCAACAAGGCGCAGGCCCGCGAAACAGGGAAAAAAGCCGTGTCATCGCAGCGCCTCCGTTTGACTGGTCGAATTTTTGGATTGACTCTGCGCGGGCCGCGCCGCTTTCTGGCGGCGCTTGCGATGGCCGGCCGCGTCGAAACGGTCGGGCCAGAGTTCGCGGGCCGGCACCGCCAGCGCCCTCGCAATGACCTGCTCCGCCTTGGGGTAGGGCCGATGCAGGGCCACTGACAGGTGCCGTTTGTCGGTCTTGTAGCGTTCAGCCAGGCCGGTCAGGGACCCGTAGCGGCGTTTGATCGCCGCCAGGATTCCATGCCGATCCCAGGTCTCGGGTGCTGTGCTCGTCACGGGGCCCTCTTCGAATGTCGCGACGATCTGGCCCGCCAGCCGAATCGCCGCGTTGGTGCGGTTTGGTTTGTCGAAGTGGAGAATACGCACGTTTGAGCGAACTGGCAACGAGAACTCGCTCATTCGTGCGTGCAAAGATGGCAATGGCTAACGATCTCGATACGCTCGGAAAGAGACTGGAAAGCTTGCATTCGGGGGAGTCGACCCTGCAGTTTGCCAAGCGGATCGGTGAAAGCGACACCACCGTTGGCAACTACGAAAGGAACGTACGCACCCCTAAGGCAGACTTCCTCGCACGTTTGAGGGAGCGAACCGGGGTGGACCTGAATTGGTTGATAACGGGGGCAGAGCTGCCATCAGAGACCCGCGAGGAGAGTACCGCGTTAACCGCGGATGAGGCTGTCGCACTGATAGATCGCTTCGACCTGCGGGTTAGTGCTGGCGTTGGCGGTCACTCGGAGGTGGCCGCCTCGACGGCACCGATGCCTTTTGGCGTAGACTGGCTCCGGCGCCACCGAATAAAACCTGGTGATGTGTCGGTTCTGGAGGTTAGCGGGGACAGCCAAGAGCCGGTGCTATATTCGGGCGATCCTATCTTGGTGAACAAGCGAAGGAGCCGCCCAGTCAGCGGCAAGCTCTACGTGGTGGTCCGACCGGATCGGGTGCAGGTGAAGTTTGTTATGCTTCTGCGCGGCTCGATCACCTTGGCCAGCGAAAACCCGGCCTACCCGCCCGAGCAGATCGACAAGCGTGAAACGCCCGAGCCCGAATTCTATCGTGTGCGCTGGTACAGTCATTTTTTGGAGTAGACGAATATGAGAGCAAGGATCGCCGCGACATACTTTTTGCTGTCCATTGTCTCGATACATGGGGCCGAGGTGCTAGATGGAACTTGGCCTGTGGACGGTCCTGCCACCTTCGAAAGTATGCATCATGCTGTCAGTGCGGATTTCCTCGATCCAACCTCGGCTCAATATAAGGGTCTGACCCTGCGCAATGAGGTCTACAAGCCCTCCATCTGCGGGTGGGTGAACGCCCGCAATAGTGCTGGCGGGTATACTCAGTTCCATCGGTTCGCCTATCAAGTCGAGAGCAACAGCGCCAACGTGGCCGAGAAGTACGATGACCCTGTGCTCGGCAAGATGGTCAAGAACACACTGCATATGATGGGCTGCCCAGAATCCGTATTCTAA